TCAGCGCTCCGGTCTGCGAGCCGACGTACGCTTGTCCCCAGAGCGCCTGTAGACATAGATGCCGAGCACGCTGAGCCCGACCGACCAGATCGTACCGAGCGATGCCATCGCCGTGATGATCAGGTTGGCCTGGACCGGATCGGCCACGATGACCCAGGCGATAGCCCCCATCTGAGCCAGCCATGTCAGCGCCATGACATAGCCGAAGGTCGGCCTCATCCGGCTGACATAGGCATCTTCGGACGTTCTCTCCGGCGCGGTCATGACGGCACCCTCGGCCCGCCGCCCTTATCCTTGCCGCCTTCATCGTCGGGGAGCCCCTTGTCGGGGAGACCCTTGTAGAACAGCCGGCTTCCGATCTCCGCCGCCATCTCCCGTCCTGTCGTCCAGTCCGGCAGGGTCGAGCGGTCATGATAATGCGTGGCGCCTCCCGTCAAGTCCTCCAGCAGGCCCGCCACGGCCCGGCGTGCGATGCGCAGGCAGGTGGTGAACAGCAGTTCCGCCGCCGAACCGGCACCGGCCTTCAGATCGGCGATCCGCGCCAGATCGGGATTGTCGGGGCTCCAGCAGGCAAAGCTCCGGCAGGCATCGTCGATCGCCCCCTCGGTCAGCGTTGCGGCCCGGTTCATCACGACGGCGGCCACGGCTTCGATCCCGCGCAGGGACTCTCCCGCCGCTTCGCTCCACAGAGTCCGGGCGAACAGCTCGATGTCGGCACCCGGTCCGGCAGGTCCGGCACCGCCCGTAGCCTCGGCATCGGGCTGAGGCGTCAACCTGCGCCCGCTCATCGCCGGTCCCCCATCCGCTCGGACTGGATCAGGGCGGCGCCGTCCAGCTTGGCGTCGATCCGAAGCAGATGATCGGTCAGCCGGCGCTCGATATCCTTGAGGTAGCCGACGGACACATAGGTCTTGGCGACTTCCAGCTTGTAGGCCGACAGGCTTTCCCGCATCTGGGTCAGCGCCGTCTCGGACAGGTGGTGCAGGCGGTCCAGCGCCTCCTCCGATTCCTGGCGGACATGCCAGATCAGCCAGAACAGGGCGGCCAGCATCGGCAGTTCGACGACGGTGATCCACCAGGAAAGATTGATCCCGGAAGCTTCGGGCATTGGTTTTCTCCTAGAATAAATGGCAAAGAAAAAGCCGCCCCGGATACTGGGACGGCCTTCGAAAAGATCGATGTCGTAAGGCGGTCTAAACAGCGAAGTCGGTCACCGCCCGCGCCGCCTGCGCGCCGCGCCAGTCGGTGTGCCGTACCACTCGCGGCCACGAGCCGAAGCGGACCGGTTCGGCGCTCAGGCAGCCTGCTACGGCGTCGAGGCCGTCGTCGTGGCCCTTGTGCCGGCCTTCCGGCCGCCATTCCCGCATTTCGCGGACGAACGGCGTGTCCCAAACGCTGCGATGGGCGTGCAGCGCGCCAGCGGCCAGCACGGCGTCGAAGGCTTCCATGATGCGCCGGTCCTTGGGTACGGTCGAATGCGCCTCCAGCACCGTCGCGGATACGCCGGTCCGGGCAAGCTCGCGGCGCAGCAGTCCCGGCAGGAAGCGGCCAAGACCATTCACTTCCAGGGTCACCGTTGGCAGGTGGAAGTCCCGCAGGAACTCGGCCACCTGGCGGCATTGCTGCGACGCCTCGTCCTCGTCCTCTCCCTGGATCGCCGACAGGTAGCGCAGCCGGTGCAGCCAGTAGCCGCCCTCCCCGTCGGAGAACAGGGCGGCCACGACGCTACCGTCGCCGGTCTTGCCCTCTGACGCCAGCCCCTGTCGGGCATTGACGCCGTAGGCCGGGTCCCACCAGCAGGTCGCGGACACCATCCGCCGGCCCCCCAGCGTCAGCACCGGCATGCCGCGCGCCTCGCGGTATTCCAACTCCTGCTCGTAGGGGCGCAGGCGGTCGGGGTCGAGCCTGCCGTCGGCGATGCTGACCGGCCGCAGCATCATCTGGCTGTTGAACTTGTTCGGCCCCGTCGCCCGCCTGATCCGCTCGATGGCGTCCAGCGGGAAACGCTCGCCCCAGGCGCTCCGCCCCTGATCGTCCAGGATCGGCTTGACCAGACGCTGGAACCCGGAGAGGAAGGGAGCGCTCTCGCCGACCTCGCGGCGCGCCTCGTCGGCATAGATGGTGTAGTAGGTGTGCGGCGTCCCGACGTAGAGCTGCATGCCGCTGGGCACGATGATGTAGTCGATCTCGCTCAGCCGTGCCCGAAGGTCCTCCCGTTTCGGCGCAGTATCGCAGGTCCTCGGCACTTCCACGTCGTCGCAGATCACGACGTCGGCGCGGCTGCCGGTCAGATTGGCCCCCATCCCGCGCGCCAGCATGCTGGGATCGCGCAGTTCCATCTGCCGGTTGACGGTGAACTGCTCGGCAGCCCACTGGTCGGCGCGGTCGGGCTTCAGGCCCTGGGTTTCCGGGTGGCGCTCGATGATCCGCTTGACGGTGCGGACCATCTTCTTCGCCAATGCCAGATCGGCCGACAGCACCATGATCCGGAGCGAGGGGTTGGTCTTCAGCAGCCAGGCGGCGAACAGCCCGACCACGGTCGATTTGCCGCTGTTCCGGAAGGCCATCAGCAGGAGCCGCCGGTCCCGGCCAAGCCAGCCGGCGGACAGCCAGTCGGCGATTTCCAGATGGTGAACGGGGTCCTTCAGGTCCTGCACGGTGTTCCAGAGAACGAGGAAGTTTCTGAAGCTTCCGAATTCGCCTTCCACCTCCTAGTCCTCGTCCAGGGGATCGGGACCGTCGAGCAAGGCGATCCGGGCTCGGGCACGATCGTAGATCTCGGCATACTCGTCGGCCTTCGACGCGGCGCCCGCCTCCGGTTTCGGCGCCACGGCCGCGGCCACCAGCCGCTGAAGCTGGTAGAGGGCCGTCAGATGGCCGACAGCCGCCTTGCAGGCGGTCTGGAAAGCCCCGAACTCCTTGGCGTCTCCCCCGTCCGGCGGGATGCTGGAGAAGATTTCGTAAGCCCCGATGGCGCGTCGCGCCGCCGTCGGCAGGATCACCGACAGCAGGTCGGCAGACACCTCCCGCTCGCATTCAGACATGGTAAATTCCTTTTTGCAGTAGGTTGGGTCGTCATGGATTTCGGGCCAGGATGTGCCAAGCCGCACCGTTGGACAGGGCGGTGACCGCGTGGCCCTTCTCGCTCAGCACGATGGCCTCGCCGTCGGGACCGCCGCCACCGCTCTGGGTGACGGTCACCGCGTTGGCGCTGACATCGGATTTCTTGATCGTCACGGTCCGGCCGACCGCCAGCGTGGCGGACGGACTGGGCAGCCTCACTTCGGTCGCACCGCCATAGGCGCTGACCAGATAGAAGGCGCGGCTCAGGTCCGGCTCGAAGAGGGTGCCGCCCTCGAAGAAGCCGGCATTGCCGGGCAGCATGTGAGCGGCCGTGATCCACCACGCCGCCCCGTTGGAAACGACGGTGACGAAGTCGTAGCGGCTGCCCAGCGGGAACGGCCTGCCGTCCGGCCCGGAGCCGGCAGCATCCGTCACAGTCACGGCATTGCCGCTCAGGTCCATCTTCTTGATCGTCAGCGCCCGGCCCTCGGCATTGCCGGGAGCAGGCAGCCGGAACTCGACCGGCCCGTTGAAGGCGCTGACCAGATGGACCGACCGGGTCATGTCGGGCACGACCACGCCACCGGCCACGGGATCGACGAAGCGGGTCTCGTACCGCATCGCCTCCACCGTCAGGTCGGTGACTCGTGTAGGCTTCAGGTAGTTCTTGGCCGGGTAGCCGGCGTTGTAGGCAGTGAACTGGCCGCCCGACTGGTCCCAGATCGCCGGCCCGCCGCTGGCGGAGAACAGGTTGGTGATCGAGGTCTCCTGCGAGCCGGCCTCCAGGTAGACGTTCGGCACGCCGCCAACCGACTCGGTGTAGAGGTTGATCAGCAGGTTCTTGTCGGTGTCCGGCCCGATCCGGAAGCAGGTATGGGCCGTGGTCGATAGGTTGGCCTCGCAATCGACGAAGGCGTTGTTGAACCGCCCGTGCTGGACGTAGAAGCCCGATCCGGTGCTGGGCACCCCCAGCGAATAGACCCGGACGCAGTGGAACTTGTTGGCGTTGGGCGTATCGCCCGCGCCCGTCCGCACGAGATGGACGCCGTGCAGCGTATGCCGGACCACCAGCACGCGGGCGAAGTTGTTCCAGTAGCAGGGCCGGTCCGGGTTGTCGCCGCCGTCCAGCACGACGCCCGTTTCAGTATCCCAGACGACGATGTCGTGGACGGCGTTCTGGACGCACGGCCCGTCCCGCCCGGTCAGTTTGATACCGACCATCCCCTGCTCGATCCGCAGGTGATGCAGGCTGGCGTAGCTGTCCGGCAGCAGGATCACCGGGAAGCCGTCACCGTCCGCCCGGATGATCGATCCCGCTCCCGATCCATGGAAGCTCTGACCGTAGCCGACCGGCAGGGTCGCGGTGACCCGGTAGATGCCGGGCGGCACGAAAACGGCCGTCGCGGCGGTCAGCGCCGCCTGGATCGCCAGCGTGTCGTCGGCGATGCCGTCGCCGACCGCGCCGAAGTCCTTGACCGAGGCGACATCCGCCAGCTTGTCGCGGATCGACCGCCTGACGGCGCCCGCTCCCGGTCCGACGAAGCTGCTCAGCCCCTCGCTGTCGACCGCCGGCGTCACGGTCGGATTGCCGCCGCCGTCGAACGCGAGCAACTGGTTCGCCCGCGCCGCCCTTCCGGGCAGCAGGGACGATGCCGGCAGGTCGGTCGGGGCGTAGTGCAGCGCCGTCAGCGCGTCGTCGGCAAGCTGCTGCACGCAGGCCGTCAGGTAGTCGTACTCGTCGTTCAGCGAGCGGGCCGGCAAGGCCCCGCTCTCCAGGAAGTCGGTCACCCGCTCATAGGGCAGCCGTCGAAGCAGCGTTATTTGGACTCCTTCGTCGGGCGGCTGATCGAAGGTCACCGTTCCGCCCGCCGTCTGCCCGCTGCCGGACACGGTATAACCGCCGGTCTGAAGGGCCGCGTCCAGATGGACCTGCATGTCCTCCGACGCGAAGATCGGGAACGGATAGGCGAAGACCCGCTGGGCGCCGTCGGCGATGTAATGCCGGCGCGGAGGGACCGCACCGATCTTGATGTGTTCGGTCATGATGTATCCAATCCCGGACGAGCCTCCTGTTTCATCAGTCGGTTCAGTAGGCGTTGCTGAACAGCTCCAGCCGTTGCTTCTCCGCCAGTTGCGACCGCTCCAGCAGGTTGCTCTTCTGCGTCGCGGTGACTTCCTGGGCGAGCGCCTGCGTCCGCAGCCGGTCGATGGCGTCCGCCTCCTGCTGGTTTCGGTGGGTATCCGCCACCATCCCCAGCAAGACCGCTTCGCCCGAGCCATCGGACGTTCCGCCGCCTCGCGCGCCCAGGCTCGCCCTGGTGCGGCCGACCGTCTTGCGCAGGGCCTTCAGGCGGGCGGCCTCGTCGCTGGCGGCGCTGGAGTCGATCTGTGCCCGCCGGAGCGCCACGTCCTCCTGCTGCGCCTGATCGGACTTCGCCTGCCCCTCCAGCAACTGGCGCCGCTGCAAGGACTGGGTTTCCCGCAGCACGTCCTCGGCGTGCTTCTTCTGGTCGGCCGCTTCCTTCTGGCTGGCGGCGATCTTCTCGCGCTCCAGCGCCAGCGCGTCGGCCGCCTTCTGTTTTTCGAAGGCGAGCGCGTCGGCTCTTTGCTGAGCCTCGAGCTGAGCCGCATACCGGGCATCGCCGGCACTCTGGAAACCGCTGACCGTCTTCTGCGCGCTGGCGATCACCGGTATGGCCTGTAAGGCCAGGTTTGCAACACCACCCATCAGTCGTTCACCTTCAATTCAGTTGTGACGGATAACAGCGTGAAAGGCAGGGGAGCGGACTGCTCGACCCGCCAGAGCGGCTGCGTTCGATCCCGCGCCCAGCCGAGCGAGCGCAGCCGCCGCAGGCCGCTGACTCGCGGCGGTGCCCCGTCGCCCAGCGCCTGCCCGCCCAGCCGCCGGAGCGGATAGTCGGTCAGTCCGGCCCCGACATCGGCGCGCAATGCTGCGGTATCCTCCAGTTGGAAGACCACCTCGACCAGCCGCATCGCCAGCCCCCTGCCGCCGCCGGAATTCAGCGGGTTGGGCGGCAGCGGCTCGACGACATGGGTGAACGGCAACCCGGCCTCGACCGTGGAAGCCGGCGGGTCAAGCGTGATCGACCCGTCCGATACGGTGACATCGGGCCGCAGCACGCCGTCGGCGACCACGGCGATGGTCTTGCCGTTCAGGTGGTCCAGACCGGACCAGACGGCGACCGGCGTTTCGCTTTCGCCATAGAGGCAGGCGTCCAGATGAAGCGCGTCGTCCAGCCGCTCGATGTTCCAGCGGGTCGAAAAGCCTTCCGGCCGCTGGACCAGCAGATAGACGTCGTCGCCGACTACGGCGACCGAGTGGATCGTCCCGGTGGTATCGATCCGGGTCCAGGCGGTGACCTGCTCGGTCCGGTAGACGGTCAGCGCCCCGAGGGTCCCGTCGTCCATCACCACCAGCATCAGCCGGCGGCCCTGGTCGTAGTCCTGGTCGAGCGGCCGCACCACCAGATGCCGGGCCAGCAGCGCCAGATCGGTCGCCTGATAGGCCTGCTCGGTATCGGCATACAGGAACTCGCGGACTTCCCGCCCGTTACGCGACACGAACAACGTGGCGCCATCGACGTCGCGCGGCGCCACCGACCGATCCGTCGGCGAGCCGATCCGGGTCTGCCGGTTGAGCTGGATCGTCTGAGGCGTCAGCGGCTCCCCCGTAACCATCCACTCGGCGCCTGACGTGAAGACCTGAAGATGCCGGCCGGAGAACACCGCCCGGATCGCATTGATCTGGTCCGACAGGATGCCGAACTCGATCGCCTCGTCGTCCTGGCCGGTGCCGAGATCGAAGTTCCAGATATCGGCGGACCGCGACAGCCAAAGCCGGTTCGGCAGCTCCCGCGATCCGCCGATCACCAGCCTGTCCTGGTGGAACGCTGCCGAGACCGGGTAGCCCCGCAGCGGCGAGAACGCCTGCTCGTCCCAGACCGCCGCCGCGTCGGTATTGGCGAAGTTCTCGTTGACCAGGACCTTGACCTGAGTGCCCGACACATATTCGGTGACGGTGCATTGCTTCCCCGCCACCCGCAGCCTGACGCCGGCATGGCCGGCGACGAACACCGCCGACGACGCCGTCAAGGTGACGGTCCCGGTCACGGCGCTCGGTGTGACGGTGACGCCGACGGGCGCGAAGCGGTACCAGGGTTGCCGGATCGCGTTGCCCTCGACCAGGAACGCCCATTCCTCCAGCGACCAAGCCGTCTCCCCGGTCCGCTTGAGCTTGCGCGGCGCGACGTCGGGATGACAGACCAGCAGCGTGTCGCCGCTCTGGGTCCAGGTGATCTGGCCCAGTTGATCCGCCGTCCACGGCGTATTCACCGTCGCGACCAGATCGTCGCCGTGATGGACGTCGACCCGGTATTCGGAAAACGCCAGCAGGTAGGTCTGCTCGATGCTGAACTCGAACGCGACCAGCCGGCCGGGACCGCGCGCACTGGCCGAATACGCCATCCCTGGCCGCCGGGTGATCCCGCCGGTCGGGTGGATCAGCAGGTTGCGCAGGGTCAGCGCGCCATTGTCGTAGGCGCGGAGATCGCCGCGCCCCAGCAGTAGGCGCGAGATTTCGCCGCTGGTGAAGTTGGTGGTCAGGATGCGGACGCGGGTCATCAGGCGCGCGCCTCGATCAGGGTGAAGTCCTCGAACCCGAGTTGGCTGTCCTGCTGGTTGTCGATCAGCCGTGCCCGGCGGAACTCCAGTTCGGCCAGCTTCGTTAGAGCTTCCGCCCGGCTGCTGTTCTCGGTCAGCGGCAGGCAGAACTCCGCCGCGAGCCGGGCGATCACCACCTGGTCGAAGAACGGCGGGAACGCCGCCTCCGCCGGGCGATAGACATAGGTCAGCGTGACCTGATCGGCATCGGTCTGAAGCGTCGTGCCGACGATGCGGTAGCCCAGCCCGCGGCCATGGCCGGGCGATCCGGCGGACAGCGCCCGCAGGAAATCGACCGGCAGGGCATGGGCGTAGTCGTAATCGCCCAGCGGCGGATCGGCCAGCAACGCCAGCGTCGCCTGGGTGGTCGCGAAACTCCACGAATTGGCCGAGAGCAGGGCGTCGCGGGTGGAACCGTAGAGAGCGTCGGCGACCTCCGCCTCGGCGGTGCCGTCATTGAAGCTGGTGATGGAGCCGGCCCCGATCTTGATCAGGGCGCGGCTGCACAAGCCGATCGGTGTGAGCGCCATGGCGCCGGTCTCCCTCGCGGAGTGGGCGGCGCTCCGGGTCCCCATCATCCTCATGACGGGGACCCGGAGCGCCCGGACGGTCAGTCGCTGTTGGAAGCGCCGACCTGGGTGAGGTTGGCGACATCGACCGTCCCGCCGCTGTTGCTCGCCACCAGCAGGATGCCGGCCTGGGGAGTGCCGTCGGTGTCGATGTTCGACATGATCATGTCGCCGACCCGCAGCATGTCGGAGGCCGTGCTGAAGTAGCCGGCGGTATCCACGTCGGTCGCGAGATCGGCGGTGGTGTAGTGCCAGAGGGTGAACCCGTTGGCATAGGCGAGGACGCTGAGGTCCTTGGACTTGAAGGCCATGACTGAAAAACTCCGGGAAAGATCGGGAAACGGGTGCGGTCGCGCCTGAGCGGCGGTCAGCTTTCCAGGCAGCGCATCGTGACGACGCCGCTGGCGTCGATCAGGGCGGCGCCCTGGCTCATCATGTTGTTGACGAAGTGCGAGGCGCGGTCGCCGTGCCACGTCACGTCGGTCGTAACGTCGGCGCCGGCGGCATGGCCGACGGCGGTCTTGTGGTACCAGTGGCACAGCCGGACGTTGGAGCTGGCGCTGAGGCCGGAATGCGGGACCCACAGCGTGCCGAGCCAGCGCTTGGCCTGGGTGCCGCGCCACGGCAGCTCGTCCTGGCCGACATAGTCGGACTTGGCGAACTCGTCGATGCCGAGCAGCTGGCTCCACTGCTTCCAGCCGACCACGGCGTAGCGCTGGCCGTCGTCCGGCACGTCCGCCTGCCCCAGCTTCTCGAAGGCCAGCAGCACCTTGGCCTTGGTCAGCCCGTCGGTCGCGGCGCCGGCGTAGTTGGTCGAGGTGTCGAGCTGGCCGATGATCAGGTCGTCGGTCTTGCGGCCCAGCGCATAGGCGCCGGCATTGGTGATGACGGTGCGCTCGTCGATGTTGGTCTTCAGCTCGTCCAGCTTGTCGACCCAGTCGCCGGCGTAATAGTCGGTCAGGATGCATTCGACCGGCGTGTGATCGACGTTCATCGTCGGGATCTTGCCGTGCCGCGCCTTGGTCGAGGCGACGCCCTTGCCGACCTTCTGGAAGATGGTCGAAGCGCCGCGCACGTCGCCCTTGCTGCGGACGGTGTTGCGCAGCTTGGAGCCCATCCGCTGGAAGCTCTCGTGAACTTCGCGTTCGAACATTTTGACGAAGGCTTTGTCGATGGTCGTGGACATGAATGAAGAGCCCTTTCCGGCATCTATCGGGAAATTGGGGAGGAAATGCGGACACGAAAAAGGCCGGCCCCGACGACGCCTCATGGAGAGAGACGCCGCCGGGGTCCGGCCCTGGTTTCGACTTCGATCCGTCGGTGAAGACGGAGTAGTGGTGTTGACGAGAGGAACTTAGGTTTAAATTCCTCGTTCGTCAAGGGCTTTTTTGCTTTGGTGCGATTTTTATAATCGGTCTTGAAAAATCCCGATCGCCATCAACAGCAAAAAAGCCGCTGTCAGGTGCCGTCTCTTATCGAGAGGAGCGTCAGACAGCGGCTTCTACGATGATTCCCAGTCGATCAGCAGCAAATGAGTCCGGGTAATGACGAGCAAGAAACTAGGTCTTCAATCCCCCCTTACCCGCAGATTTTTCCGCAGGGGCTGCTTATGCAGCACACCGTTCATAAATGTCCCATTCGTCAGACTTGGTCTGCCGTGCTGAATCTTTCAGCCGTACACGCTCAAGCACCAGGCGCGGTAATGACTCACCGTCATTCAACCGGTATGTTTCCATACGTTTGAAATGACCAGGCTCTACTTGGATCGCTGGCACCCGCTTGTACAACAAGCTCCAAACAGTATCCCGTATATTCCTCTCGGTAACCTCACCAGCACCGCCACCGTTTTCCCAACGGGAAAGCGTTGCGTTGTCGCATCCAAGTTCGTTCGCAAACTGTTTGCCATTCATCTGGCAAGCCTTTCGCAAAAATCTTATTTCCGCTCCACTTAAAACTATAGGAAGCAGGATCCGAGCAACCGCAACGGCAGCCGAAAGGTTCTCACTGTCGAGAATTTCGATGCCATCAAAGCCGCAACTATCACAGCTATGATGAAGCACACCATTGCGAAGGGTAACGGGGATACCGATCACATCAGCGTCATAGGTCGGCAGCAGCTCGACCTTGTCGGTCGGCGCGCCACACGCGATGCAGGTTTCCATAACAATATCCTCCAAATTCAAAGTTCGATAGCGGACACTACAATGATGGTGCCTCGGAGTTCTTTCACCGCCACAGGTATTCGTAAAAACCGATCGTCTAGATCAGTTCCTTCAGCAGCCCAAACGGGACCAAGTTTGTTCTGCCGAATACCTGTTACCACGCAGGCTGAAAGGACTGCTTTGACATCTTCATAAGTGATATTTCGCTCCGGCATGCGATCCATTTCTGCATGGATGCTGTAGATGATACGAGCACCTGACGCCATCATACTGCGGATGAGTTGAGCCTCTTTTTCATACAATTGCAGGAGCGCCTCACGATCGCCGCTAGAGAAACAATATGCGCATGTTTGATCCAGAATCAACACCAAAAATGGATAGCTGAAGCCTGGGGCAAGGTGTCACGCACATTGAGAGTTCCAGATCGCAACTCTCTTCGTAAAAATTTTTACACATATACCGGAAATTTCAGATGATCTATCATTTTTTTCGGGTCCACACATACGGAAATACCCTAAATGCGTGCATATCGTTCGATGTGCAATCTACACAAAGGGGTAATTTTTGTGCAATGTACGAATTTTTTCATAGATGTAGTATTTTAGAGCTACCGAATATTCTTTCGCCTTAGGCTTGTGGAGCAACAAAGATACGAAGAACATTTTTGATCCACTACGAAAATGAACATACTTGATGAAGGCTGGCCATACCTCCTATTAACGTCCAACGAACTTGTTCTCTCGGAGCGTTCCTTCCGGAACGCTCCGAGAGAACAAGTCTCACCCCCGGTCGGGATAAAGCTGGCGGAAGCCTTCCGTCACCTTGGCGAGCAGGGCCGGATCGCGGTCGCGCCAGTAGCGGGGATCGCGCATCATCTTGTGAAGATCCTCCTCGTTCCCCGGCACCGGTCCGGACGATGCGGCGGCGCGCAGGGCCGACGGTTCCGACGCGGTCATCATCCGGTGCAGCGCCACGACGCCGTCATAGCTGGTGGTCAACCCGTCAAGCGCCGCCGGGGGAAGGTTCTTCCGGCCCCAGGCCAGCAGTTGCCGGGAGGTTTCCCGCCAGGTGTCCTCGCCGCCGAAGTGGTTGATCAGGCGGGCTACTTCCCGTTCCGCCTCGAACTCGAAGGCGATCTGCTGGATCATCGGCACCAGCCGCTCGGCCGCCAGATCGTAGACGAGCTGCGCCTGATCGGGCGTGAAGCCGGCGGCGTGGAGCTTGTGGTTCAGCACCGGATCGGCGTCGAACAGGCCATGGCCGCAGTCGATGCAGTAGCCGTCCGGCCCGTCCGGCACGCCCAGCAGGCTCAGCAGGGTGGCGCGGTCCAGCGCGCCGGCATTGGCGCCCGGCGCAGCCGGGACGGAAACGGGCTCGGGAACCGGCTCGGCGGCCTGGGTCAACAGGGACTCACTCATGCTTCATACTCCTCGAAGGTTCGATGAAAGAAAGACTCAGCCGGCGGCTTCAGGCGCCGCCGTATCCGCCACGGCCGTCCGGATCAGTTCACCCGGCACGCCGAACGACCGGGCAAGCCAGCGGGCGGCGGCGGCGTGATCGACCACCGCCTCGCCTTCCTTGCCAAGGCCCCCAGCCACCTCCAGCCAGCGGAGCGTCGCCTGGACGTCCCGCTGCGCCTGGGCCTGGGCCAGGGGGGAGCGGTACTGAAGCTCGACCGTCCTGCCGTCCACGACGATGTCGGGAATCTCGCCGCGCCGGCGCAGGATGGCGACCGCGCGCATCATCAGCGGGGTCAGCAACTCCGACTGAAGGCGCCCATAGGTGGCCCCCAGCAGGCGGGACATCTCGGCGGACCGCTCCATCACCTCGGTCGCGGTCATCCGACCGTCCGTCACCTGCCCCAGCCTGTCCACCAGCAGCGCGTGCCGGATGCGCCGCCGCAGGTCGTCCAGCACGAGCTGCGACACGTCGAACCGGCCGGGCGTCGCCAGCGGCGTCAAGCCCGCCGACCCCACAGCCTTGGGGATGATGGTGCCGGGCACCAGCCGGATCGTGCCGGGGTTCAGCACGCCGTCGTCGTCGGCCTGCCAGATGCCGGTGACCGCGATCGACGCGTTCTTCAGCACCAGCTCGACAACCTTGTTGGCGGTCTTGATGTCGGGCAGCGTCTTCATGACCGGCGACCGGCCATAAGTCTCGCCCGGAGCCTTCAGCCAGCGGAAGTTGATGAAGGGCGAGTGGGCAAAGCGCCCCTCCGCCAGCACCTCGTCCTCGGCGTTTCCGCTGTCCAGGATCACGGTGTAGCGATAGACCGGCCCGTCCTTCAGGACGGCCTCGACCACGCCGAACCGCGCCTGTGGGTCCTGTGCTGCTTCTCGCTCCATCGACGGCCCGATCAGTGCGTCCGGAAAGCGCAGGCGAAGCTGCGCCAAGGTCAGTTCGCTCCGCCGGAACGTCCCGTCCAGCCGTCCGTCCGCGCCCTCCTCCAGCACAGCTTCGGCCAGCGGAACCGCCGTGAACCGGAAGCTGGAGTAATCGCCGGGAGGCGCTTCCTCGAACAGCAGGCAGGCGGTGCCCGCCGTCACCAGATCCAGGTAGCACTGGTGCATCTCGACCGCGAAGTTGGACCGGTCGAAATGGGACTGAAGCGTGGCCGCGGCCTTCTCCAGCAGGGGCGCCACGGTGTCGCGCTCCGCCTCCGACAGGTCGGGGCCGGGCATCAGCCCGAACCAGCGGGACCACGGCGGCGTAAGCTGGGCCAGCAGGCTTGCCGCAAGCTGTTCGACCGCATCGGCCGCCGTGCCGTCGAACAGCCGGTCGGTCTTCCTCTCCCCCGGATTGCCGCCCCGGCCAAAGCCGCCGCCATGCGGCAGGGCATAGTCGTAGCATTCCTGCCAGTGGGACTCCCAGATGCCGCGTTTCGCCTTGGCGCTGGCGAAACGTTGAAGCAGCGACGATACGTCCATCGCCTATTCCCCCAGCAAGCGCTTCCGCGCCGGGGCGGAGGATCCCGTGGCCGTCGGCTGAAGCACGCCGCGCCACGACGTCAGCACCGTTCCGCTGACGCTGCGGTCGCGTTTCGCCAAGGCCTGCTCGGCCGCGACGACGGGGTCGGTTTCGGGCTTCACCACCGTCGTCGTCGGGGTCGTGGTCGGGGTATCGACCACCTTCGGCGTCGTCACGGGAGGCGGGACCGGGGTCGGATCGGGCGTCGCCGGCACCGGATCGGCCACGACAGGCTTGGTCTCCACGACAGGAGCAACCGGCGCCGGCTTCGGCGCCGTGACGGTCGTCGTAGCCGGTGTCGGCGTAACCGGCGTAGCGGTCACGACCGGCGCCGTGGTGGTGATCGCGGCCGGAGCCTTGGGCGGGGTAAACATCTTGGCCATGGCGGCTCAATTCCTTCAGGCAAAGGTCAAATCGAATTAGGCAACAGTGCCGGAGCGAGCCGTGGTCCGCCGATGTCCCAGTCCGTCCGGGTCCGACAGCCGGCGGTAAAGCTGCCAGGGCGTCACCACCCGGCGGTCGTGCAGCCCCAGGACGCGCTTGGCCGCCTCGACGCAGGTGAACGGCATCAGCGGCGCCGGGCGGAGATGATCGCGCCGAACCGGGGCAGTGACCACGGCATGGCCGCGCTCCCTCAGCCAGCCTATCAGGTCGAAATCGGGGGCTACCGGCTGGACCACGACTTCCATGTGCGGCGACAGCGGATCGACGGTGATCCAGCTGGCGCCGTCGTTCAGCACGACGAAGCAGTGGCGGAAGCCCGGACGCAGCAGGCGCAGCCACCACATTTCCGCCTCGCCGCAGAAGGCTACCCAGGCCTTCGGCTCCGTCCCCGGCGGCGCGCCGGGCGGCGCCACGGGCAACAGGGCGCCGCTCATCGCACGATCCCCTTTTCGCGCAGGACAGGGTCCAGGAAGGCCAGCGCCTCACGCCACAGGCTGGACGCCCTGCACTCCAGCCGGCGTTCCGGGTCGGGCGCCATCAGGCGTTTGCCGTAGTGGACCAGCACGTGAAGGTGATCGCGGATCAGCTTCCGCTGCCGGTACAGCCGGTCGATCTCCCGCATCATGTCGAGCGGTTCGCAGGGGCGCGGCACCGTGCCGCGGCCGGCTACGATCCTGGCGCCGGACGAGCGGGCCTCCTGGGCCTGGACGAACCAGAACCAAGCTTCCTCGGTGCTCACGAACGGGACGGAATCGTCCTCGGAACCCAAGGGTTCGTGCCGATTTTTGCCGTGGACGGGCTGGCCATCCGGACGGGTCCGGGTGTGGCTGGGGGACGGGTTACCGAACAAGCGGCACCTCCTGCGGAGATATGTTTTGGGAAAAGAGCGTCCCGTGACGGGAGCTGCGCCCTTGATGTTCCCCTTATGTTCCGTTTTAATTCCTACGTCAAGCTTTTTATGAAAACCTTCCTAGGGACAAGCAGATGGGAATATGTGAAGATGTTCCCATGCTTAAACATTCGGATATTTGGCAGGCGATTGATCGCCTCGCAGCCCAGAACGAGCTGTCGGCATCCGGCCTCGCGCGGCGGGCCGGGCTGGACCCGACGACGTTCAACAAGAGCAAGCGGACCACCAGCGAAGGCAAGCTGCGCTGGCCCTCGACCGAAAGCATCTCAAAGGTGCTGGAAGCGACCGCCAGTTCGTTCAGCGAGTTCGTCTCCCTGATCGACAGCGATCAGGCGAAGGGCTCGATGCAGCGCATTCCGGTGATCGGCTATGCACAGGCGGGAGCACAGGGCTTCTTCGACGATGCCGGCTATCCGGCGGGCAGCGGATGGGACGAGCTTCAGTTCCCCCATGTCGGGGATCCGCACGCCTATGCCCTGGAAATCAGCGGCGACAGCATGGAGCCGGTCTACCGCGACGGCGACATCGTCGTCGTCTCGCCCTCGACCAGCCTCCGGCGCGGCGACCGCGTCGTGGTGAAGACCACCGGCGGCGAAGTGATGGCGAAACAGCTCCTGCGCTCGACCGCCAACCGGATCGAGCTTCAGTCGATCAACCCGGCCCATCCGTTGCGGACCCTGACGCCGGGTGAAATCGCCTGGATGGCAAGGATCGTCTGGGCCAGCCAGTGA